GGCGGTAGGCAAGCAGGAGCGGATCGCCATCGGCACCGTCCGGCAACGCTTGCGGGCTTATCCTGTCAGCGGTGGGACGATGCGTGGCAAGTTGTGGTTTGGGGTCAACGCCATCGAGGCCAGCCGCATCGGACGGCCTCGGCAATCCCGCACCGGTGTCTCGGTGGCGGGGCGGCGGTACCAGGGGGCGTTCTTCAAGCAGGTGTATGGCAGCAGCCCTGACATCTGGATACGCACGTCGAGCAAGCACTTCAACGCCACGGACTACCCCGGTAGCACGCAAGGCCGGAGCAGCTCGGGTTTCGTTGCGGAAAGCGACAACCGCTTCCCGCTGGCGAAAGCCAAAGTCTCGTTGGACCAAGTGCGACCTCACTTCGAAAGCTGGGTGAAACGTGCCGATGAACGCTTGCTGGAGATCCTCAAGCAAGAACTCAACTTTGAACTGCAGAAGTACCTCAAGGGGACCGCCCGTGTCTGATCAGCCTTTCAGCCTCGACCGTCTGTATGACGCCATCGAGCAGCACCTGCAGGAGCAATTGCCGGGCATTCGGGGCGCGTCGTTCTGGCCGGATCTGTCGGCGGACACCAGCATTCCTACGCCGGTGGTGTTACTGGAAATGGCCGAGATGGAACCGGCGCCGGATATCGGTACCGGTGAAACCTCGCTGACCTGCAAGTTCGAGGCGCGGATCATTGTCGATTCGATCAGCGCGGATCCTCAACGTCAGGCCGTGCAACTGGCCTCACAACTGGCGGTGCTTCTGCGAGGGCAGAACTGGGGCTTGGATGTCGCCTGCGCACAGTTCGTGCGCTCCACCCAGGACTGGACCAAACCCGAACTGGATGGCTACTTTGTCTGGCTGGTGGAGTGGGATCAGACGGTTTACCTGGGCGCTGAGGAATGGCCTTGGCCGGATGAGCCTCCGGGTTCGTTGGTCATCAGCATTGAGCCGGGTGACGGGCCGGTGAGCCCCGAGGACATTCAGTGAGTTACGCCAGTGCGGAACATGACCGCATGATTGCCGCCATGCTGATGCCATGCGTGGTGGTCGGTGTGGATCTGGCGGCGCCAGCGGTACGTGTCAGCAACGGCGAATGGACGAGTGCGTGGGTGCGCTGGCACAGCCTGGCTGCCGGCAAGGCGCGGCACTGGCGCGCTCCAAGCCTGGGCGAGCAGGGGGTGTTATTCAATCCCAGCGGCCAGGCGGGCATGGGCACGTTTATCCCGGGGTTGTACGGCAATGCCGGCGGACCACCGGATAACCGCGATCATGTCGAGGTCTGGCGCTTTGACGATGGCGGCTCGCTGGTCTACGACTGGGCGGCCAAGACCTACACCATCACCCTGCCGACCGGTACCGTCACTATCAAAGTGGGCAGCACCGTTGTGACCGTTACGGATAACGCGGTGAATGCCACGGTGGGCGGTACCGAGTTTGATTTGGCGCCTGGCTGGGCGGCTATTAAGTCGCCGCAGATAGCGTTGATAGGCGCGGTGGAAATAGACGGCCCGTTACACGTAACGCAAAGCATCACCGGCGCCGCTGACATCCTGGCGGCCGGTAACAGCGACAACCACCACAAGCACTAACCCAATTCACCTACAGCCCGCCGCGTGCGGGCTTTTTCATGCCCGGAGAAATCATGGCCAAGACCATCGAGAAACCCGCAATCGAAGAACAGGCCACGGCCGCGCAAGCGTCGCTGACGTTCCGCGATCTGGTCTACACGTCGCGCACGCTGGTTGTGCCTGACACCGATCGTACTTACCCGGTGGTCAAGAGCCTAGTGGTGGTGCCGGAGTCCGACAAAGAGGCTGTGGCCTTCCTGAAGGCTAATAGCGAATACGCCGCCCAGGAGGGCTAAGCTCGATGATCGGAATGGATCGCCACACCGGGCAGCCCATATCCGGCATCGAGCATTTGCGACAGTCCATTGCCGACATATTGAGTACACCTCTGGACAGTCGCCGGCAGCGGCCCGAGTACGGCAGCAAGCTACGCCTGTTCGTTGACTTGCCAATCAATGCAGGCTGGAAAAGTGCGGTTCAGGCCGAAGCGGCCCGCGCCCTAGGCCTTCATGAGCCGCGCCTGAAACTTGAGCGCGTGACGGCTCTATCGCTGCTGGATGGGAAAATAAACATGCTCGTTGCTGGCGAGTACCTGGGCGACAGTTTTGTCTTGGAGGTAAGCGTATGAGCATCGTGGACTTGTCGGCTTTGCCGGCGCCGGAGGTGCTTGAGCCGCTGGACTTCGAAGAGGTCTACGACGAAGGGCTGTCAGCGTTTCGCGCCTATATGGGCGACAACTGGAATGCCGCGCTCGAAAGTGATCCGGTTTCCAAATTGCTGGAGGTCGGGGCCTATAACAAGGTTGGTAACCGCGCCCGGGTTAACGATGCATGCAAGGCGCTGCTGTTGGCTCACGCCATCAAGGGCGACCTCGATCAGTTGGGCGCAAACGTCAACCTTCCGCGCCTGGTGATTCGGCCCGAGGATCTGCTAGCGGTTCCGCCGATAGATGAAGTCCTTGAGGATGATGACCCGTTTCGTGAGCGCATCCAGTTGGCCTATGAGGGGCTGACCACAGCGGGACCGCGTAACAGCTACATCCTGCACGCACGTAACGCATCCGGCCTCGTGCTGGACGCCTCGGCGGAAAGCCCGTCTCCGGCGAGCGTTACCGTAACGGTGCTGAGTACCGAAGGGGATGGGGCGGCCACGCCGGAGTTGTTAGCCACGGTGGCTTTGGCCCTGAATGATGAGGACGTGCGGCCATTGGGTGACCGGGTCAAAGTCCAGGGGGCCCAAATCCTGAAGTACCGAATTGACGCCATCCTGCATATGAACAGCGCCGGGCCAGAAGGTGACGCCGCCTTGGCCGAAGCCAAAACCCGGCTGTCGAAATGGATCAACCCCCGTAAGCGCCTTGGCGTTGAGGTGGCGCGCTCTGCTGTGGACGCCCAGGTGCATGTTGCCGGCGTTTCTCGTGTTGAGCTGCCCGGGTGGGTCGACCTGTCACCCACAAAGGCCCAGGCCGCGTACTGCACCGGTTACGACGTGAGGTTGGCGGATGAAAAGCCTGCTGCCCAGTAATAGCACCCAGCTAGAGCGGGCCATTGAGGCGGCGTTCTACGAAAAAACCATTGTTCCGTTGCGCACGCTCTACAACGCCGATACGTGTCCGGCCCATTTGCTGCTGCATCTGGCGTGGGCCTGGTCGGTCGACCGCTGGGATTACCGGTGGAGCGAGGCGACCAAGCGGGCCGCCATCAAGGCCTCGTATTACATCCACAAGCACAAAGGCACGATTGGCGCATTGCGCCGCGTGGTCGAGCCGCTGGGCTACCTGATCGAGGTCATGGAGTGGTGGCAGACGGTGCCCGAGGGCGTGCCGGGCACGTTCGCGCTGAAGGTCGGCGTTCTGGACACCGGCATTACCGAAGAAATGTACGAAGAGTTGACCCGGCTCATTGATGACGCCAAGCCCGTCAGTCGGCATATGACCGGCCTGGCGATCAGCCTGGAAACCACCGGGTACATCGGCATTGGCGCCTGTGTAAGCGAGGGTGAAGTGATCGACGTTTACCCACCAACCCCCCGCGATATCGAGGTGACCGGCACCTATGGCCTGGTCATGTGTATTGATGAAATTGACACCCTGGACGTGTATCCATGATTGATCAGAACAGTCAGTTTTTCGCCATCCTCACGGCAGTGGGTGAGGCGAAACAGGCAAACGCAACTGCCCTGGGCCAGCCCTGGACCTTCGCCCAAATGGGCGTTGGTGATGCCAATCTCACGGACCCTATCCCCAACCGCACGCAAACGCGCCTGATCAACGAATGGCGCCGTGCGCCCGTCAATCAGGTGCGAACCGATCCGGCAAACCCGAACATCATCATCACCGAGCAGGTGATTCCGGCCGATGTGGGTGGTAAGTGGATTCGGGAAATCGCCCTGTATGACGCCGATGGCGACATGGTGGCGGTGGCCAACTGTGCCCCGAGCTTCAAGCCTTTGCTTGTGCAGGGGACCGGCAAGACCCAAATCATTCGGATGAATTTCATTGTCGCGAATACCGCGAGCGTCGTCCTGAAGATTGACCCGTCGATTGTCCTGGCAACCCGCGAATATGTGGACACGCAGATTATTGAAGCCATGGCAAAAATGGACTTCAAGCATTCGGTGCTGGTGGCCACCACGGCCAATATCGCCTTGAGCGGTGTGCAGACTATCGATGGCGTGTTGTTGCCGGCGGATGCGCGCGTGCTGGTGAAGAATCAGACGGCCAGCAAGGAAAACGGCCTGTACGTGGTTTCTTCTACCGGTGTGTGGAAGCGCACCCAGGATGCAGACAGTAGCGTCGAGGTGACGCCTGGGCTGTTTGTCAGCGTCGAGACCGGCACCGCCAATGGTGACAGCGTTTGGCAGATGGTGACGGATGCGCCGATTGTCCTGGACACCACTGCGCTAGCCTTTGAAATGATCGCAGGACGCACTGGGGTGAGCGCAGGCACCTACCGAAGCGTGACTGTCGATAAGCTCGGTCGCGTAGTTGCGGGCACTACCCCGACCAAACTGGCGGACTACGGAATTGAAACCCCCACACAGGTAGAGGCTGAAGCGCAGTCGAATCAGGACAACACCAAACCAATGACAGCCCTGCGCGTTTGGCAGGCCATTGTGGCTCGGGTAACTCAAGCGACAGAGACGGCCTTTGGTTGGGCGAAAGTTGCTACCCAAACCCAGACAAACAGCGGCAGCGATGACATGTCGTTCATCACTCCAAAAAAGTTTTCAACTGCGCTCGCTGCGCTGATTGTCCAATCCACGGAACTGCTTTCTGGCATTGCGAAAATTGCTACCCAAACTCAGGTTGATCAAGGGACTGATGACGCCACAATTGTCACGCCGAAGAAAATGCGTTTTGGCTTCCAATTCATTAAGGGGGTTAACGGGGCCATTGTTTTTCCCACATGGCTGGGCGGTTTCATTTTCCAGTGGGGTTTGGCTTTGGATGTCCCTAGAGCGGGTAGTGGCATTGGTCCTACACGGGATATCACCCTGCCAGTTGCATTTCCAAGCGCCGCCTTGTCTGTCTGGGCAACCAACGGTTTCGACAATATGACGTCAAGCAGTGCTTTTAGCCCTGGATCATCGATCATTTCGAAGTCTGTTATTCGCGTCCAAAACAACTACACAAGTTCTGCCGGCGAAGTCCGCTGGTATGCCATCGGCTATTAATCGGTAGGAATAGAATGGATATTTATTACAGTCCGTCCGCTCCTGGATTCTTCAGTGCGGTGATTTATCGAAAAGAGCAGATGCCGTCGGATGCGGTGCCAATTTCTCTTGAACAGCACCAAGCATTAATGCTGGGTGAGTCATTGGGGAAAGTAATCACCTTGAACGATAAAGGGGTTCCCGTGCTTTCGGAACCCGTAGCGGCGCCTGTCGATATGTCGGCTAAAGAGCGAGAGTGGCGGGACGCTCAGTTGCAATCGGTCATGTGGCTGCGGGAGCGGCACCGTGACCAGCAAGAAATTGGTGGTAGTACCACGCTGTCGGGTGATCAGTTTGCCGACCTGCTGGTGTACATGCAGGACTTGCGCGACTGGCCGCAGTCGCCAGACTTCCCGGATAGCGAGCATCGCCCCATGGCGCCGGCCTGGATCACCGACCAAACCGAGTGACGCCCCGCACTGACGGGGCGTTTTCTTTTCCGTTACGCGTAACACCAACAACCTACGGCCTCGCTTATGCGGGGCTTTTTCGTTTCTGGAGATTGAGCCCTATGAGTTTCTTTCACGGCGTCACTACTTCGCTGATCGACACCGGCGCGCGCACTATCTCGCTCCCGTCGTCCTCGATCATCGGTCTGTGCGACACCTTCACCCCGGGCATGCTTGGCGGCGGTACTGCCAAAGCGGGCGAGTTGAAGCTGATCACGTCCGAGCGTGAAGCCATTGCCGCGTTCGGTGCAGACTCGGCAATCACGCGGGCTTGCCAGGCGATCTATGTGCGGGCAAAGGCTGTGATCGTCGCCATTGGTGTCCCTAAGCTCGCTGACGCCGCGTTGCAAACGTCCGCCATGATTGGTGGTGTTCTGGCAGATGGGCAGCGCACGGGCCTTCAGGCGTTACTGGACGGCAAGAGCCGGCATAACGCCCAGCCCAAGCTGTTGATCGCCCCGGGGCACTCGGCCACGCAGGCGGTGGCCACCGCCATGGACGCCCTGGCCGGCAAGTTGCGCGCGATTGCCATTGTTGATGGCCCGAACACCACCGACGAGGCCGCCATGGCCTACGCGCTGAACTTCGGCA